GATTTAACTTTATCTAAAATTGACAGATCAGCTTATGCCGCTTTACCAAACAAAGGTGTTCAAGGACAGCCTTCTCAATACTATGTAGACAGGCAAACAACACCAGTTATTTATTTATATCAAACTCCAGATTTATCTACATACACTTATTTAAAATACTATTCGATTAATAGAATAGAAGATGCAGGGGCTTACACAAACACAGCAGATGTATCTTACAGATTTATTCCATGTATGATTTCTGGATTAGCTTATTACTTAGCTATGAAACGTTCTCCAGAAAGATTACAGTTTCTTAAGTTAGCTTATGAAGATGAAATGAAAAGAGCCTTAGATGAAGATGGTTCTAGAACAAGTTTATTTATAACTCCAGAGAGTTATTTTCCACAGGGGTAGATTATGGGAAGATTTGCAAGAGGAAGTAGAGCTTTATCAATATCAGATCGATCAGGAATGCAGTTTCCTTATCAAGAAATGGTTAAAGAATGGAATGGTTCCATTGTCCATTATTCTGAGTTCGAGAAAAAACATCCGCAGTTAGATCCTAAGTATCATGCTGCCGATCCTCAAGCTTTAAAAAAAGCTAGACCCGATACATCAAGAGGGACTAGTATTACTGCGTCACTTGATTTACAATATTGGCCTGGACAATTTACAGCTAACGGAATGCAACCAGGTACAAGTGCTGACCAAGAGAATGTAAAAAGACAGCTTGGTTCTAGCACAGGGGAGGTTACAATAGTAATTACATAATATGACATATGCAGAATTAGTACAGAAAATTAGAGATTATACAGAAGTAGATTCTAATGTATTAACAGATTCTATTGTTGAAGATTTTATAAGAGATGCTGAATTAAAGATTTTTAGAGAAGTAGACGCTGATTATGCTAGAGAATATGCTACTGCTAGTGTAATTGCCAATTCACCTTATTTAGATTTACCAAATGCTACATCTAGTTCTGGACTAACTTCCACTAGAAGAGCAATTATTGTAAGATCGTTTTTAGTAGAAGACTCTAATCAGTCTCCTACAACAAAAGAATACGTAGAACCAAAAGATACTAGCTTCATATTTGAGTATAATTCAACGGGAGCTACAGGAGTACCTAAATACTATGCAATGTGGAAGGAGACTACAATTTTAATGGCTCCTACTCCAGACCAAGCTTATAATGTACAATTAAGTTATATTTATACTCCAGATCATCTGTCAGCTACAAATACGACAACATATCTATCAGACAACGCACCTGAATTACTACTGTATGCTACTCTTGTAGAAGCATATGGCTTTTTAAAAGGACCCTTAGATATGTACAAACTGTATTCAGACAAGTATAATGTAGCTATGCAAGGTTTTGCGTTGGAACAAGTAGGTAGAAGACGTAGAGACGAATATCAGGATGGAACACCTAGAATATTAGTTCAGGCACCATCTCCTGATAAAGGTAATTAAAAATTATAAGGAGTAATTATTATGGCAATAGCACAAGCAGTTTGTAACTCATTCAAACAAGAAATATTAGAAGGTATTCACGACTTTGAAAGTGGTGGAGATGAATTTAAATTAGCATTATATACATCAGATGCAAACTTATCTGCAGCGACTACAGCTTATTCTGCAACTAATGAAGTTGGAGATTCTGGCGAGTATTCAGCTGGTGGAGGAACTTTACAGTCTCAACAAGTAGGTTTAGACACAGGTGTAGCAATTGTTGATTTTGCAGATTTATCTTTTACAGGTGTTACTTTAACAGCTAGAGGAGCATTAATTTACAATACAAGTGAATCTAATAAAGCAGTATGTGTGCTAGATTTTGGGTCTGACAAGACTGCAACTAGCGGAACTTTCACAATTCAATTTCCAGCATTTACATCAGCGGCAGCTATATTAAGAATCGCATAATTTAAAAGGAGGGCCAGGTGGCAGATATTACAGTACAAGTATCGTCAGCTGGCCTTTCAGCTTATGGAGCTTCTACATGGAGCTCAAATACTTATGGTGGTGACAATGTTAGTAGCACCACAGTCGGATCAGCAGAAGCATTTAACAACGAAGGTTGGGGAAGATTAACTTGGAACTCATTAGTTTGGGGTCAAGATTTTGAAAATCAAACAGTACAAGTAAATACTCCAGGTAATCCTACCACTTGGGGTTCAGATGTATGGGGTGATGCAGAGTGGGGTCAAATATCTGGAATGGATACTGACCAAGGTTCTGCAGAATTAACTGTTAGTGTAGATGTTTCTATAACAGGACAAGAATTAACAAGTACTGTAGCTACCGCAGTTGCAGGGGCAAGTGTTTTAGTTTCATCAACAGGAGAGCAATCAGATACAACAGTTGGCGATGCCTTTGGAGGTCCAAATATAGAAATTCAAGTTAGCTCACCTTCAAACGATCCTTGGGGTAATACTCTTGTAGGTTGGGGTAATGGTTTATGGGGCGTTGGTGACGGTGTAACTTTATTAGGTAATGCTGTTGTTAATGCACAGGCAGATGCGAATGTTGAAGTAACTGGTCAAGAATTACAATCAGGAACTGATGGAGCCGTTTTAGGTGTATCTATATTAGTTGAACTAACTAATGGATCTGAAAATGTAGTTGAGTTTACTGCATATAACCAAGCACAATTATCTACAGCACAACAAAAATTTGGATCAGCATCTTTATTATTAGATGGTACAAATGATTATGTAGAATCTAACTCAAATGTTGATTTAAGCTCTGGTGATTTTACAATTGATGTTTGGATAAGACCAAGTAGTGTTTCAGGGTACAAAGGTATTTGGCAATCAGGAACAAGCACAACAGAACAATCATATCTATTAGGTAACCAAGTTTATTGGACTGTAAACCCATCAACAATTATTACTACTTCAGTCACTGTTAATGCAAATGAATGGACTATGTTGTCTTATGAAAGACAAGGCAACACTCACAGAATATATAAAAACGGAACTTTAGCAGATACAGCTACTACAGCTAATAAACAAGATAATGGTCCATTTAGTATTGGTGAAAATGGTTTTGGTGATTTCAATGGTTACATTGATGAGTTTAGATTATCAGATATTGCAAGATACGGAGGCTCTAGTTTCACTGAGCCTACAGGTGCATTTACCCCTGATTCAAATACAACATTCTTGTTACACATGGATGGAGCAAACGGGTCTACGAATATAGTAGATGATGCTCCAGGAGTGACTATTGCAAGATTTGATATCGGAGAGTATTTTGCAGGGGAAGTTGTAGAAGTACAAGTAACTACCGCATCAACTCAGCCTTGGGGTGAACTAACTTGGGGTGATGGAGACTGGGGTCAATCAGTTGGTACAGATATTGCGATAGGAGCAGATGCTGTATTAGTACCATCAATAGATGTTCCTGTAACAGGTATTGATGTAAACAGTACAACAGGCACACTAAGTATTACTGCAGACGCTAATCTAAGCTTAACTGGTCAAGAAGTAGAGATATTACAGGGTGATGAAAATGCATTTACAGACGTTACTATAGAGGTTTCTGGTCAAGAACTAACGTCAGAATTAAACAATGTAGTTGCTGGAATTAGCCAATTAATCATACCTACAGGCTTGGAAGCAACTGCAACTAGTGGTACAATGGGTATAAACGCATGGGCAGTAGTTGAACCAAATGCAAATACTACATGGACGGTGGTTGACAAAGCAGCGGCGTAACATTAAAATTATGAATTATTAGGAGTTATATATGGCATCAAGTTATTCTACAGATTTAAAACTCGAACTTATGGTTACAGGGGAAAACTCTGGTACATGGGGAGATAAAACAAATACAAACTTAAACTTAGTTCAACAAGCAATCGCAGGATATGAAGAAGTTTCAATTGCTGGAGGTGCACAAACAACTGCACTAGCAATGTCTGATGCTACTTTGTCTAATGCTAGAAATGCAGTAGTAAAATTTACTGGAACTATTACAGGAAATCAAATTGTAACTATTCCAGACGGAATAGAAAAAACTTATTCTTTTGTAAACGGAACTACAGGTGCATTTACAGTTCAAGTAAAAACAGCTTCAGGAACAGGTTTTACCTTTGCTGCAGCAGACAAAGGAACGAGATTAGCTTATGCTGATGGTACAAATTTAGTAGATGTTAATGCAGCATTTACAACAATAAATCAATTCACATTACCAACTGCTGATGGGACAGCAGACCAAGCTATTTTAACGGATGGGTCTGGAAATCTTAGTTTTGGTGATGCAGGAATTTCAACAGGTAAGGCTATTGCAATGGCAATAGTTTTCGGTTAAAATAGGAGATATAAATTATGGCAAACCCAAATATAGTAAATGTAACATCGATTTTAGGTAAAACGGATACGTTTGCCTTAGACACTACTTTAACAACAACTTTGTTAACTGCAGCGTCAGATAAAGTTTACAAAATTAATTCAATCATTGTTGCAAACATCGATGGCTCAAATGCTGCTGATGTAACCATTGCATACAACGATCAAACAAATACTAGAGCAATTGCAAGTACAATTTCGGTACCAGCAGATTCTGCTTTGAACGTTATTGATAAAAATACTGGCTTCTATCTTGAAGAAGGAGATTCAATTGAAGGTGGTGCTAGTGCTGATGGTGATTTAGTTTGCACAATATCATATGAAATATTAGACGACGCATAATAGGAGGTCAGTTAAACAATGGCACACTTTGCTGAAATAGAACAAAAAACTGATCCATCAGGTTTCACAACAGATCAAAAATGGATTGTGAAAAGAGTTGTAGTTGTAGGAAATGATATTCCTGTAGGATTAACAACTTTAGGACAAAACGATAAGCACGTTGAAGGTGAGGAGTATTGTAATAAACTTTTTAAGGGTGGAACTTGGAAACAAACTTCTTATAATCACAATTTCAGACATAGATTTGCAGGAAGAGGTATGGTTTATGATGAAACCAATGATGTCTTTTATTCTCAACAACCATATGCTTCTTGGACTTTAAACACTACTACTTGGAAGTGGGAAGCTCCTGTTGCATATCCTACAATCTTAACTGTAGAAATGGATAAAGGTACAGGTGACGGACTGGAAACTGTTCATTATAATATCTACTGGAGTGAAGCTACATCTCAATGGTTAGCAACTTTAGTTGATGATCAATATGAATGGAACCCAACTACATCTCAATGGGATGCCACTGGAGGATAATAACCC